TCACCTCTGGCGGGGCCAGGGACCTCGTCCAGAACTTCCAGGGCACCCCCACCATCAAGGTGGGGAGCACTACCCTGACCTCAGGCCAGTTCGCCATCGACCAGTACGGGAACCTTACCTGGGCAGGCGGCTACAGCCCCGGCTCGGGGCAGGCGGTCACGTGGACGGGGGGATTCTACTTCCGCTGCCACTTCGAGGCAGACTCCCTGGAGGGCCTGGAGGAGCAGCTTCTCCAGGTATGGCAGTGCCAGGAGGTGAAGTTCAGCAGCCACCTGCTGTAGGGAGACCATGCCGAAGACCATCACAACCGAGCTACAAGCCTTCCTCCTCGGGAACGAGACGTTTGGCCGGGCCGACCTTATCTCTATCGCCATCTCCAACGGCACCATCCTGAACGTGGTGTACGGCACCAACACGGACATCACCTACAACGGGACAACCTACTACGCCAGCAGGTGGGGGGCATGGGAGCGGGGGGCGTTCACCAACTCCGCCGAGTACAGGCCGAGCGCCAGCAGCATGGACCTGACGGCCCTGTGGCAGGAGGCCACGGCAAGCTTCCCCAATACCACCGCTACCTTCATGCAGGCGATGGCAGCAGGGGTGTTCAACGGGGCGGTGGTGACCATCCAGACTGCCTACTGGCCGGGCGGCACGGACCCCAACGGCAATATCGTAGGCACTATGATGCTGAACGTGGGGCAGGTAGGGAACGTGAAGAAGACAGGGCGCAGCAAGGCGGTCTTCGAGCTGTTCGACATGACCTACATGCTGAACCGCCCCCTCCCCCCTTACCAGATACAGTCTAGCTGCCGCCACACCCTGTTCAGCCCCGGCTGCGGCCTGCTCCAGGCCAACTGGCAGAGCACTGCCGTCCCGCTCGATGCTGCAAGCACCCAGCTATGGCTTAGCCTGGACCTCCCGCCGAGGTACAGCGGCCACGGGTACAGCAAGGGGAACACCATCCTGGCGGGCGGCATCCCCTACATGTGCAGCCAGCAGGGGACCACGGCGTCCAGCGTCCCCTCGCTGCCGAGCAAGCGGTACTCCACGGCCGCAGACAGGACAGTCGTCTGGACCTGCATGGCCAATGCCTACACCCTGGGCTTCGTGACCTTTGCCAGCGGGCAGAACACGGGCTTCAGCGGCAGCGTCAAGACGATGGCGGTAAGCAGCGGCCTGGTGCAGCTCCAGCTTATCAGGCCCATGCCTTTCGCCGTGGCAGCAGGGGACACCGTGCTGCTGGTGCCGGGGTGCGACAAGACCATGGCCACGTGCGGCCTGTACGGGAACCAAATCCACTACGGGGGATGCCCGTTTGTCCCCAACCCGGAGCAGGCGGTGTAGCAATGACGGAGGCAGAGACCAGGGAGGCGATAGTCAGGGAGGCCATCGGGTGGATAGGGACCCCCTTTGTGGGCAGGTCGGCACTGAAGGGGTATGGCTGCGACTGCGCAGGGCTCCCCCTGCGGGTCTATCAGGCCGTGGGCCTTATTCCCAAGGACCTGGAGCTTCCCTTCTATTCCATCCAGCAGCTCACGGACAGGAGGAGGGAGGACACGACCTACCTGGACCTGGTCCTGAGGCTGGCGAAGCGGGAGGTTCCCGAGGCCGGGGCCAGGCCTGGGGACCTCGTGCTCTGGAGGCTCGTGCATAGCTGGACGCACGGGGGGATTATCGTGAAATGGCCATCGTATGTAATCCATTCCGTGGAGGGCAGGGGGGCAGTCGGCTCCCACGGGACAAAGGAGGGCTTCCTGCTGAACCGCCTCAGACGGTTCTTCACGCTGATAGGATAGGCTATGTCGCTCTTTGGATCAGGCTATAAGCAGACCCCGACAACCCTCTACAACGGCCTGAGGACAAACCAGGCCATCCTGGGCACCACCCTGCCCGTCCTCATCGGGCAGCAAAGGCTGTCGTGGATGTTGCTGTGGTACGGGGACTTCACCTCGGCCAAGGCGCAGGGCGCCAGCAAGAAGGCGGGCGGAGCCTCGTCCTATGTCTACTCCGCCGCCGTGGTCGGGGCCTTATGCATGGGGCCGTGCCAGGGCTTCCTGGGGGTCTGGGACTCCACCGGCCGCTACGCCGTGGACTCGAACTCCGAGGTCACCACGGCAGGCAGCAGCCCCTATACCCCCGTAAACTACCCCCAGTTCGCCCAGGATATCGGCGTGTCTGTGGCAAGCCTCTACAACGTCACTGCCAATGACTACGGCTCTCCCGGCCCGGCGACGCTAAGCGGTACCCAGCAGGTGCCCCTGGTCTATACCGCCAGCAACCCGCCCGGTCCAGGGCAGTACACCATCAACTCCTCGGGCCAGTATGTCTTCAACTCTGCCCAGTACGGCAACGCCGTCACTGTCAGCTATGCGTCCTACCGTTACATCATCCAGGAGAACGAGCTGGCCATCGTACCCCTCAACTCCCCCTACCAGGTCACCGTCCAGTACCAGTCGCAGTTCAACTCCGACAACGGGGTAGGATACTACCCCGGCGGCCCGGCAATGACAGCGGTGGGCGGAACGCCCACTGTGGCAGGCACCTACAGCTACAACAATGGAAACTACCTGTTCGCCGCCGCCGACGCCGGCCAGGGAATCTCCATCTTCTACAGCTACAAGGACACCAACACCGACGCCAACGCCCCGAACATGATTAACCTCACCTTCCTCAACGGGGCGAGGGGGCAGGAGCCATGGTCCTACCTGTCAAGCAAGCACCCTGGCGAGGACCTGGGCTACTCTGACATAGCCTGCGTGGCGTCGAGCGGCATCTATATGGGCTCAGCGCCCCAGCTCCCCCAGTACAACTTCGAGGTGGTGGGGCCGTTGGCCTTCGGGGGCGGCATCGTGGATGCCTCTCCTGCCGACGCCATAGGCGCAGTCCTGACCTCGGACGTGTTCGGCATAGGGTTTCCGGGTGCGTATATCGACCCCAGCCTGGCAGGGGACTCGAACAACTCCTCCGCCAAGTCCTACTGGGCGGCCAACAGCTTCTTCATCTCCCAGATATTGCAGAACCAGGACAGCGCCATGAGCGTCCTGGGCGAGTGGCTGGAGGCTGGGCAGTGCTACATCTCATGGGACGAGGGGAAGCTGAAGTTCATCCCCCTGGGCGACACCACGGCAGTGGCCAACGGCTACACCTACACCCCCCCTACCCAGCCCGTCATAGACCTGGACGACAACGACTTCGTGGCGGACAAGGAGGACCCCGTCACTATCGAGCAGACGCCCTGGCAGAGCAGGTGGAACAGGATAGGAATCAGGTGGTCCGTAAGGGAGAACGCCTACAACGAGGACACCTATCCCCTCCAGGACGATGCCTCGGTGCAGCAGTACGGCCTCCAGACGGAAGACCCCAAGGACTACCAGTTCATAACGACCTACCCGGCAGCCCAGTGGGCCGCCGCCATGCGGCTGCAAAGGCTGTCGGCAATCTACACCAAGTACAGCTTCACCCTAAAGTCCAACTTTGCCTTCCTCTCGCCCGGCGACATCGTTACCATCACCGATGGCCTGCTCGGAACCGCCGGGACCATGTTCGGAAGGACTGGCGTCCGCATCACCCAGATGACGGACGACCCGGAGAAAGGCATCACCATCGAGGCGGAGCAGTTCCCCTGGGGCGTAGGTACCGCCATCCTCCAGAACGCCCAGGCCCAGCTCCCCAGCTCTACCTTGGACGCTGCCTATTCCGCCCCGGACGAGACCGAGGTACTGGCCGTCCAGGTGCCCGCCGCAGCCTCCCTCCAGCAGTCGAACATGCTGTATATCTTCGCCTGCGGCACCGGCTCGAACTGGGGGGGGTGCGACCTGTGGTACAGCTATGACAACACCACCTTTAGCTGGCTCGCCAAGATAGAGGTGCCGGGCAGGATTGGCACGCTGGTGACGGCCCTTCCTGCCACTGCCGACCCCGACACCACAGACACCCTGACGGTGCAGATGGCCAGCCCGGACGCCACCCTCGCCTCCGTCTCCGAGTCCAACGCCGACGAACTGGAGACGCTCAGCGCCCTGATAGGCACCTCCGGCCTGGAGCTGGTAAGCTATGCCAACGTCAGCCTGACGGGCCTCCAGACCTACAGCCTGTCCTACCTGCGCAGGGGGCAGTACGGGACACCGGTCAAGAGCTTTGCCATCGGGAGCGACTTCGTGCGCCTGGACGAGGCCAGCTACCAGGAGCAGTACGCCCAGATGTACGTGGGCAAGACCATCTACCTGAAGGCCACCAGCTTCAACTCCTACGGGAACACCGAGCAGTCCATCGCCGACGTGGAGTCCCTGGCAGTGGCGTTGACGGGCACGCCGGGGGCGTTCAACCTGGAGACCGGGGCATCGAACGTCAACGTCTTCACCGGCCCGTGGAGCAACATCACGCCATACTTGGCGGGCAACGAGTGTACCTATCTTGGCGACTACTGGCTGTGCGTTGCCGAGAACACCAACTCCCCCCCTTCCCTGACCAACACCAACTGGCAGCTCGTGGGGAGCGGCTCGCAGTTCATGGGGGCATGGGACAGCAGCACAGACTATGCGGTGGGCGAGGAGGTCACCTACAACGGCGACCTCTACATCGCCATCGCCGACAACAGCAACGCCGAGCCTGACACGCATGCCTCAGACTGGCAGCAGCTAGGGGGAGGGCTCTCGTTCTCCGGCGCATGGGCCCCCTCTACTGCCTACGCCATCGGCGTGATGGTAAGCTACAGCAGCAGCATATGGCTATGCCTTGTGGCCAATACCAACTCCGCCCCCGCCATAGGGAACACCAACTGGCAGCTCATCGGCTCCCAGTCCGAGTTCCTCGGGGTCTGGGTGTCCGGGACCAGCACCTACCTGCCTGGCCAGGAGGTCTCGTACAGCGGCCTCGTCTACATCTGCCTTGTCGCTGTCTCGGGAACGACCCCCCCGCCCTCCGATGCGGCCCATTGGCAGCCCCTTGGAGGCCTGTCCTATGTGGGGGTCTGGGCATCTGGAAGCACCTACTCCGCAGGGCAGATAATCTCCTACTCAGGCAACACCTACCTCTGCCTGACCGGGAACTCCAGCACTACTACGCCCAACCTGAACACCGCAGACTGGCTGCTCATCGGCCCTGCCAATGCCAGCGCCCTGGCAGGCAGCCAGACCTTCCTGGGGGCCTGGAGCAGCTCTACCCCGTACTTCCCGGGGAACGAGGTATCGTATGCCAGCAACCTCTACCTGTGCGTGACGGCGAACACCAATACCCCCCCGCCCGGCAGCGCCAAATGGGAGCTGATGGGGGGCTGGCCGTACATGGGCCCCTGGAGCAACACCTGCACCTACCTGCCTGGCCAGGAGGTGGGATATTTGGGCAACATCTACAAGTGCCTGGTCTCCTGCACGGACATCGTCCCGACCTCCAGCACCACGGACTGGGCATGGCTGGGCGGCATGACCTATGCTGGCTCGTGGTCGAGCACCGTGACCTACCAGCCGGGGCAAGAGGTACTGTATAGCGGCGGGATATACCTCTGCATCCAGTCCAACCTGAACGTGCCCCCGCCGTCCAACACCTCCGACTGGGAGTACATGGGGGGGATGACCTTCCTGGGGGCCTGGAGCAGCACGGTAGCCTACCTGGTGGGACAGGATATCATCTATAACGGGGCAATCTACCGCTGCCTCGTCGCCAATACCAATGTCATCCCGTCCTCCAACGCTACGGACTGGGCATGGCTGGGAGGGATGAGCTATGCGGGGCAATGGTCAGGCTCGGTCCCCTACCTGGTCGGACAAGTCGTAGGGTACTCGGGCAACCTCTACCTCTGCACGGTGGCCAACACCAACGTCCCGCCCCCCTCGAACACCACGGACTGGCAGCTCATGTCCGCCACCACCTTCCAGGGGTCATGGAGCAACATCCAGTCCTACCAGGTAGGGCAGCAGGTCAGCTACCAGAGCGCCGTCTACCTCTGCCTGGTATCCTGTACCAACGTGCCCCCGACCAGCTCCACCACGGACTGGCAGTGGCTCGGCGGAATATCTTTCCGGGGGGCCTGGAACAGCTCCATCGCCTATCTCCCCGAGCAGGAGGTCCTGTACTCTGGGAACCTCTA